TAAATAAAGATGTAGCACTATATTCGTTATTTAAATATCTATATCTATAAGCAAAGGATACAAATTTATTTTCTATATAATTTTCTCCTCCAGGAACAGAAGCCAATGTAATAATAGGAGCAGGCAATGGCACACTACCTCCAACAGAATCTTCAAAACCAGGTGGTTTTACAATAACATTTAAATCTTCAGGAACAGTTTGATCTGCATTTCCTGGATCAGTAGGAGGTAAATATGCAGACTTAACATTAATTTTACGTGGAGGATTTTTGTCGTCTGTCCAAAATAATAAGTCTTCAATTTTATTTACTCCTGTAATTAAATATTCTGAATCAAAATTTAATGTCAATAAAGTAATAACATGATAGCGTAAAGTAGCGGTATTAGTATTATAAGACACCACTAAATCTAAGGTTTTTCCTACAACAGGATTAAGAGGATCATGAACAAACCAATACATTGTCTCTTCTGCTCCATCATCATAAGCACCTATACAAGTAGCGTTGACGCTAAGAGCTGAACCGCGAAATTCTAAAGTAGTTAACTGCGTGTTGCCTTTTGAATTTTCAACAGCTCCCATTTCAGTCGTTTCGGTAGCCCCTAAACGAACATTCATAGCATCCATATACTCTCCTGGTGGAAGAAGTCTTTCATCCACGGACTTGTTCATTCGTCCTGCAATAAAATTGGTATTTACTATTGGCATATTATTTTATCCATTTATTCTGGCCTCTTAAATTCATTAAAAGTCGACCAGGATGTATATTACTTAATCTTAATTTAGCATTACGCAATAAGGCCGACTTATCTTGTCGAGCGCGTCTTACCACATATTCTTGAACCCCTAATCTGCCATTTAAAATGGAATATTTAATATAAGCATAAATATATTCTTCAAATAATTTATTAATACTCACATCAGCATATTCAAGTACAATCGATCCTCTACCCCCAGTTGAACTAAAATTAATAACACCAGCTTTTTTATCAATCGTAAATGTAGGATTAGCATTTGCGGTTTCTGTATTTAATCCAAACCTTGCTCCCACAGAATATGCAAAATACCAAATACCATCTACACACCAGCCTTCTTGATTATTAAAAATACTTCCTTCATTTAAGTAAATAGACGACCCTCCTGACATACGATTTAAGTCCACCTCAGAAAATTCTGGACTTAAAGCATTTCCATCTTGATCAAATAACACATTAGTCTCATTGTCTTGTAAATAAGCTTTACTCCAAGAAGTTTGAATATTTTCGGTTAAAGGATAAAGAACCCCATTTTTAAACTGAGATATTCTTACCCAATTAACATAATCACTGGGTAAAATAAAACGTAACGTATCAGAGAGTTCTAACTGCAGAATTTTAATTTCTTTCATCGCATCATAATTCAACTCTTGTATTCCTCTTTTAGCATGAAACAAAACTTGGTATCTATTTATGTTGTTTACCAATTCATGATTTCCTTGATACATTAACATAAAATTATTTACAATATCCTTTAAAGTAAGATATTGATACGACCCCCAATTTGAATCAGTAGGAGCTATCTCTGAATTAGTATAATATTCATATTGATTAATATATGCCATTTTTTTATGTTTGTATTTGGTTATCCTCTACTATTTCTTTTTGTCCAAAATCATAGACTGCTTCTTCTCTAATTTCAATACCGATATATTGACAAATCTTTGCCACTAATCCTGGCTCATCAGAATTTGGTAGTTCAAAATCTTGATAATCCGCAGCTCCTTCAAAAAATACAGGATCAGCTCCTGAGGTTGTTAAATACGTCCATTTAGGTTCTAAAGGATACCTAATGTATTGAGATTGTATTGCTCCACCGTGTATTATAGTGCTTGGATAAACCGTAATAGTGTTTCCAGTGTTACTATTTGCACCAGTAATATTTGAGCTGGCTCCTCCTAATACATACGATGGAAATTGAGCAGTAGGAGTAGTTAAATTAGAACTTGTTAATTTATATATTTTGTTTTGATTTACTCTTTCAACTTCAGTAATATTATTTTTATCATATATACTATAAACTTCTGCAGCAACCATAATATCTTCACTAATTGTTAATGTAGTATCACTAACAATAGCGGTTATATATGCAGATGTATTATCTGTGGTATTGGTTATTAAATCTCCCACAACGACTGAAGTAGTAAAAGTTTGGGTAGCATCAATTAATTGATTAGCGCCAACACCCGATGTTGTTCCGCTCACTTTAAGTGTTGGGTAATAAAAAACTTTGTTAATCAAATAATAATCAGCTGGTAAGTTATAATTATTATTGAGACCAGCTGCTGTTTGAGCTAAATAAACTTCAGAAGAAAACATCTCGATTACTTCAACTAAACCCTTAACAATATTAGCATATCCTGTGCCTGCTGTTCTTGCATTTTCTTTATTAATCCAACCGTTATATTGATAGAAATAATCCTCAAATATATCCATTTGTGCTTGTAAGCAATACAGATTAAAATCTTGCGGAGATATGTAGCCATAATTATTTTTATTAGCTACCGCTTGTACAGTTTTTCTTACCGAGTCTATCATGAATTATCTTTTCAACAAAGATAAGTAAAAAAAAAAGAGGCTTAATTTTTTAAACCTCTCTTAATTTTTCAGTGACTATACTGCAGTTTATTTAACTGCAAAGTCTGCAACTGTCTGTCCACTTGGGATTTTGACTGCTACTACTGCATTTTGCCATCCAGTTTCCGCAGCTATAACTTGAGCTGAGTTCATGTTGTCAATCATTGCTATTGTAGCATCTGTAGTTGCTAATTCAATATATCCACCTGCAGTTGTTCCACCAAGTCCTACTGTGGAAGGATATATATTTACTACTGTTGCTGATATCAACTGACACAAAAGCCCATCTCCAATAGGAACGTAACATGTTCCATCGTTAGTTGTTGCAATTGTCAAATATTTTGCCATAATTAAAAATTTTACGGGTTATAAGAGAATATTCTCAATACAAAGATACTAATCTTATTTCTTATTTTTTAAGCGCTTTTTTAAGAGCTTATAAGTCTCCAATCCATCGTCATCTTGAAAAAAGGATGACACTATATAGTAATGATCTTCACCATAAGGAACGGTTAGCATTTTAGTTTTATTTTTAGGTAAATTATAATACACGTCTTTACCTGAATTTTTTAACACTAACCAGCTTTTATTAAAAAACTGTACTACATCATTTTGAAGTTCTAACATAGGATCATTAAGAATGTCTAAAAACTCCGTTGGATTTTGTTTAGCATAAATTAATATATCTCTTCTTAATTCTGCTGTAGACAATCTCTCTACCACAGACCCCATTAATACCCTACAAACTGTAAGAAGCATTTCTCCTTTTAAGTTCTTAGCTTCTATTTGAGCATCTAATCCCATTTCTACAAACTCCAACTGATGAGCAGCATCTTGCTCTCTATTTATTTCCACAAATACTTTGTCGCGTTGAGGGTGATAATATAAAAATTGTTGAAGTGCTTGGTTTTGTTTAGTAACGACCAACATGCCGTCTTCAAAAACAATAGGTTCTAACACCGCATTTCCATCTTGTTCATCCTCAAAAGGAGACTTTTGATTTCGAGCATACCTAAGAGGTCTATTTACTCCTGTGTCTTCATCAAAATGTAATAAGGGAAATCGGTTTGAGTGGCGAGATGCCAACATAAAGGATAAAGGTGTTTTACTTCCTGTTAACTTGTACGCTTTTTCAACGTACTGTTCTTTTATTTTTTTCATTTTATTTAAATTTAATTAGATTAAAAAAATATGAAGGGGAGGAATCCCTCCCCTCACATATTGTAATTATTAACTTCTTATTAGTCTTGGAATAAGAAGAAGTTGTTTGCACCTAAAGTACAAACTGCTCTCTCAGTTAAGAAATTAACCTCCATTGCATCAAGATCAGAAGTTCTTGCACCACCAGCAGAACCAGTAATCCAAGTTTTATAACGTCTGTCTTCTGTTGCAGAAGCTCTATATCTCACGTGTAAGAACGGTCTCTTAGCATTTTTGCCAAGAATCTGATCATATACTGAAGTAGAGCCAGCAGGAACTAATAGTCCGTTGACTTTACCAGCTACTAAACCACCTCTCATAGTAGGATCGTTTAGATATTTCCAATCAGATTTATAGAAATCATAACCTCTTCTAAATCCTGAAAAACCAAGATTTAAGGCCATTTCTTCATCATTATCAAATAAACCATATGATGTGCCACCAGCTCCATAAGAGTTTTGTGCAGCTAACATATCATCTATATCAAATGAAAATTGTCTATTAACGAAAATCACGTTTTCTTCAATAGCACCTTGCCTGTCCAGTCTTTGAATAACACTGTCAAACTGAGCTAAAGTTACAGGGTTTCCAGCACCCCAAACATTACCTCTATTTCCAACTACATAAAAGATTCCATCAGAACCATTCAGATCTACTACAGCAGCTCCTGCGGCTACTCCTTGGAAGTATCCACCTGCCCCTGAAAGCGCATCTGCTGGAACTGCTTCAATCATTGCAGTTTCCATATGATCTTCAAATCTCAGTCTTGTGTCATGTTCAGACTTTAAATACCAAAGGTATCCATTTACTCCGTCTTCACCTGTTACTTCGACCCATCCAATTTGAGCCATATCAGAACCAGATACAGAGTATTTATCTTTAATAATAATTGGTTTATTATCAAAGAATATGTCATCAGAATCAAGAGAACCAACCATTCCGTTTGTTCCTTTGTTAAATTCTGATCCATAAATAAATATATCACAAGATACTGCTGCTGCCATAGTTTGTCCTCCTCCTTCATAGTAAGCTACTGTGAAGACATTTGGAGTCGCTGCTAATGGTGCTGCAGTTACTACCGCTTTATTAGTAAGCGAAGAACCCGCAGTGTTATCCGAAATCATAACTGTTTGTCCAACTCTAATAGCTGACAATGTTCCTGAGTTCGCATCTAATTGTGGGTTATAGTTTGCAGGATCATTAGGTGCTGTGCCTGGTACTGTTCCAATTCCTGGAACTGTCCATATTGCTGTATCTGCTGCTGCTGCAGCTGCAGATGTACATCTTGCATATTTTACATGTAACCTTCCTTGTTCTGCCCATTTAATAAGGTCAGAGTTTGAAGGCATTTCAGCTCCTACCATTCTCAGGAAGGAAGCTATACTACGATTACCATATCTTTCAAATTCTTTTTCATAAGTATCTGGTAGATACTGATTCAAGAAATCAAAATTATTCATATAATTCTGCTCGGTCGGAATCTGTTGAGCAGAAGGTTGTAAATCGTACGAGGGTGTTGCATTTACTGCCATAATTTTTAAATTTTAAATTGTTAAACTTTTTTAATGCTTCTTATTTTAAGGCCTCTACCGCTTGATTGATCTCCCACCGCTCGTATTTTTAATGCGTCTTTAGTAGCTAATTGTGGCGATTTTCGAATATCCATATTAATATTTTTGGATTTTCTCGCAACATCATCTATCGCAGATGCAACGCCTTGCTCATAAAAGAATCGTGCTAACTTATCTGGATTCATAGCAGCTGTTAATGCTCTATGATACCCTTGTGGATCTATCATAAGACCTTTATCATCCATAAATGGATTTAAAAGGTTTGACACATCCGATTGTTTGCTTTTCAATTCTTCATTAGTGCCTGGCTTGAAAGTTATTTTTTTATCGTCTCCAACAGTAAATTCAAAACCTTTGAAGTCACTCGTGAATACTTTTTCAGTACGATCTAAAAAATGCTCTCTTACTTTGGATGCTTTATCAACATCGGATTCTGAGTCCTCAAGATACTTTTTGTAAGCATTAAGATTTTTTTCTTGTTCATCAGATAATCCACCCCCACTTGACTCAAGAGGAACTTTATACTTATCTTTTTGTTCTGTAAAAAACTTCTTCGCTTTCGCAAGTTCTCGTTTTTTAGCTAACTTTTTTCTCTTAATATCTTTAGGCTCTTCAGTATCTTCATCGAAACCGAATTTATCCTCAAGAATATCTTGAATATCTATAGCATCAAGAGCTTCCTCTTGAATACCGTAGTAGTCAGCTAATAAAGAATCGTCATCAAGAGAATCATAATCTTTTTGCAATTTTGCAAAATCATCGATTCCTCTACCCGTTTCTTTATTATACTCAAAAAACTTTGACACAGATTCTGGTAAATCAGGGTTTGATTCTTTTAAATCAAACAATTCATCAACTGAATTTATGTCTCTGTTATATCTCTCTTTTAAAAAAGAAAGAACATTTTCATCATTTAACTCTGATGAGGGAGTAATATCTTCCACCTTTTTATCAGGTGTTTCTTCTTTCTGTTCTGGTTTCTCCTCCTCTACTGAAGGTTCAACCTGTGAGTCTTTTGTGATAACTTTTTCTGCTACCACCTCTTTACTGCTATCATCTAAACTCTGTTGATGCTCTACTAACAG